ATGGAAAACAAAATTGCAGTTACCGCCGAACTCGGCGTTTCTGATATATCGGGCGAAAAAACGGAGAACGTCCTGCTTCCGGAGCAGAACGAAAGCTCCGAGCGCTTTGCCGCCGAAAGCGCAGAAAAACAGTCCGAAGCACCTTCCGACGGGAACGGTGATGAGACTGAAGAAAACGAGAATGAGCTTGAAAAGCAGTTTGAGGCTCTGATAAACGGAAAGTACCGAAACGCTTACAGAAAGCGCACCGAAGGCATCATCAAAAAGCGTCTTAAAGCGGGAAAAGCGCGCCCAAATATCGAAAAGACCAAAATTGATGACGCGGATTCGGCTGAAGCGGCGCAGGAAAAATCCGTTTCCGAGGACTCAAACGCTGAAAAAGAAGCCATTCGGACTGCTCTTACGCGCAACAGGCTCCGTCCTACCGAAAACGGCTGCGGCGGCAGCATAGGAGTTGTGAGCAAGGTCAACGTTCACGCCTTGAAGGGCGCTGACGTTCTCTCCATACTCCGACGCGTCGGGGCGGGCGAAAAAATCACATTCAAATAAAAACCAGAAAGGAAAAACAAAGTGACAAGTAAAATCAATTTTTCTCTTAAACTCTTCGGCGCAGGCGACGTGGTAAACACTCTTGAGAGCGTTTCCTCAGGCTCCGACCTTACCGCCGAAATGAAGGTCTTTTACGACAAGGCTCTTATCGAGCTTGCAACACCCAGTCTCGTTCATGACCAGTTCGGTCAGAAGCGCAGTATCCCCAAGAACGGCGGAAGAAGCGTTGAATTCAGATGCTTCAGCCGTCTTCCAAAAGCCACCAAGGCTATCACGGAGGGCGTAACTCCCTCCGGAAGTAAGCTGAACGTCACGTCAATCGTTTGTACTCCCGAGCAGTACGGCGACTACGTTGAGCTTTCCGACGTATTCGAGCTCGCTTCCGTGGACAACACCATCGTTGAAGCTACTAAGAAGCTTGCCGATCAGGCGGGCAGAACCCTTGACACCATCGTAAGAAACGAGCTTTCCGGCGGTACTAACGTTATGTACTGTCCCGCGATCGACGCTGCCGGAGCTGAAACGGAGGTCACGAACAGAGAGGCTCTCAAGATCAACTCCAACATGACCGTAAAGCAGATATTCAAGGCTGCGGCTGAGCTCAAGGCTATGAACGCTCCCAAGATCGACGGCTATTACGTTGGTATCATCCACCCCTACGTTGCTTACGACCTTATGCAGGACGCAGGCGACAGCTGGCAGAACGTAAGTGATTACGCGAAGCCCGAGGATAGATTCATCGGTGAGATCGGACGCGTTGCGGGCGTAAGATTCGTTGAGTCCACAGAGGCTAAGATCTTTGCCACGGGCAACATTGACGGCTTCACCGAGCTTACGGTCAAGCAGGGCAGCACGACGAAGCCTGAGCTCAAGGTTTCCGAGGCTCTTACAAATCAGGTCCTTGAGTCTCCCGTCATGATCACGGTAGACGGCTTTACGACGTACGTTACCGAGGTAAACAACAACACTCTTATGCTCACCGACGTTATCCCTAACGTTCTCGGTGTCGGCGAGTCTATTTACTGCAAGGGCGGTACGAGCGAAGGTCATTCCGTTTTCTCCACCATCATTCTCGGCGCTGACGCTTACGGCGTGACCGAGATGGAGGGCGGCATCGAAAACATCATCAAGCAGAAGGGCTACGGCAACGATCCTCTTAATCAGCGCAGCTCAGTGGGCTGGAAGGCGTTCAAGTGCGCTAAGCGTCTGGTCGAGGAATACATGATCAGAATCGAGTCCGTTTCCGTCTTCGCTCCCGATGCGGAAGGCAACTGATCCTGAACCAAAGGCGGTTTGATAAGTATGAAGGATAAGATATGCTCGATCCTCAGGTTTCTCATTCGTTTTTTCCGACTTACCCTTATTACGCTGGGCGGAAAAAAGCATTTCGGTAAAGGACCGAAGAATTGCTCTTGCGTAAAGGAGACGGAAGAGAACACGGGGGATAAAGAAACTATTTCGTAAGTAATAAATATCAGCGTCCGTTTTCGCTGTAAAAAGGCGGGAGCGGACGCTCTTTAAATTAAGAAAGGCAAGGTAAATTTATATGGAAAAGAAGAACACAAAGGCGGTATTTATTCCCAAGAGAGGAAGAAACGATAATTTCAGATACGTCGCTATAAACGGCAAGCGTATGCTGATCAAATGCGGCGAGGTGGTTGAGGTCCCCGCGGATTTCGCCGCCGTTATCGAGCAGGGACAGAAGCAGGACGCTGAAAGCGACGATTACATCGCGTCCAACCGCCGTGAGGACTGATCTGAAGCTCTTGCGGATTACGCAAAAGGCTATATTCTGATAGAAAGGAATGATTATATATGACGGTTTCACAGGCAATTGAACGAAGCTCGCTTCTGTATCCCGCCGATCTTGAAAGCGGACGCGTCTACAGTTGGCTTTCCGAGCTGGAGAGCCGTATCTGCGCCGAGCTTTACGGCGAGGACAGTCAGCCGATCACCGCGGACGACGCTCAGCGTGAGCTGAAGGCGCCCGAGGCGTACGCCGAGCTTTATCCCTTGTATATCATAATGAAGACCGATCTTGCAAACGGCGATACGGAACGGTACAATAATTCTGCCGTCAGCTTCAAAAACGCTTATACGGCTTTTGCGAATTATTTCAACAGAACCCATCTTGAAAGCGGTTATAAAACGATCAGGCTGCTTTGATCGGTCTTGGCGTACGCCGTAAAGAATAAGGAAAGGAAATGTTATAAAATTGGAAATTACGGAAAAACTCAGATCCTCTCGGCTTGAAAACGAATACGTGACAGAGCTGAGGGGTATAAGCCGCGTGGCGGACGTATCGGACGGATACCTTTACCGCGCGGAGAATATGTCAAACAAAGCGTATCCTTACCTTTCGGTACGCGGCAGAAGGGCGGTCGTGCGTCCTCTTACGTCCTGCGACGGCTTTTACGGCGGAGATACGCTGATATGGGTGGAGGGCGGCAGGCTCTTCTTCGGCGGAAGCGAGGTGGAGGGTATTTATCTCAGCTCGGGCAGAAAGAAGATACTGCGTCTGGGCAGTTACGTTCTGATCTTCCCCGACGGGATATACTGGAATATATCCGACCCGACCGACTACGGAAATCTGTCCGCGTCCTACGTCTCGGAGTCGGCGGTGAACGTATCCATGGTGGACGATGAGGGCAAGACGCTAAATGATTTTTATATAGTTACGAAGCTCCCTGACAGGGCGGCAAACGGCGAGCTCTGCGCGCTGGTCTCGGGGGACGATACTCCCGTCATCAAACGCTTTGACGGTCATTCCTTCAAGACCGTCAAAACTTACGTTAAGCTTGAAGCCGACCGCATCGGCGTTGGCTTTCAGGTGGGCGACACCGCTCAATGTACGGGGCTTGCAAAATACGTCGGAGACCATTTTACCGTCGCGCGCAAGGAAGCTAACGCGCTTTACTGCGAGGGCGTGATCCTTTCAGGCGGTCAAGCCGAGGACGTGTCGATAACGCGGCTCATGCCGTATTACGATCAGCTTACCGTCAGCGGGAATCGGCTTTACGCCCTGCGCCGAGGCTACGACAGAAGCGGATGCTTCGTCAGCCGAGTCTACGCATCCGCAAAGGGCGATCCGAAAAACTGGTCGGTGTACGGAGGCGGTATGCAGGCAGACTGCGATCTGCGCGACGGTTTCACCGCTATATGCGATTATCTCGGAATGCCCGTCGCATTTACCGAAAACTCGCTGGCTGAGATCCGCGAAAAGAACGGCGAGATGCTGATCACGTCGGTGGTGGGAAACGGAGTTGAAAAGGGGGCGGCTGAAAGCTGTCAGACCATAGGCTACCGTCTTTACTATAAGGGCAGAAACGGCGTCTACAGCTACGACGGCTCCTATCCGAAATGTATCTCCGCAGGACTTGAAAGCGGTCTGGAAATAACGCCGGAAGGCGCGCCCGGCGCGGCGTATAACGGTTATTATTATATAAAACTTTCTGATGCAAAAGGAAAAGAAGCAATATATATCTATAATTCCTTTGATAAGCTGTGGCAGAGGGAAGACGATCCCGGAGTGGTAAGCTTTGCGGTAAGAGGCGGGAATCTGTACGCGGCTTTCGACGCTCCCGAGTCGGAAAACGAGAAATGCGGGCTGATGCTCTTCGGTTACGACGATGCGAACGACGAGGCGAAAAGCTACTGCTCGGCGCTCGGTTATCCCGTACCCGAGGGACAGATATCATGGTACTGCGAGAGCGGCAAGCTGGGACTTGAGGAGCTTGTGGGAATGTATCCCGTCAGACTTACGGTGCGAGTGAACGTCCGCGACGGCGGCGATATGGCTGTCTCCCTTTTGTACGACGATTCGGAGACCGCGGAAAAGGCGGTCAGTATTCCGAAGCGTACCGCGGGGGCGGTGACCGTTCCCGTCGATATAAAGAAGTGCGACACGGTGCGTATCCGCTTCAGCGGTCACGGAAGCTGTGAGATAATGGGATACGGGCTTACATACCGAAACGGAGGCGAGATAAGAGGATGGAGATAACCAGACTGCCCGACATACGGAACCTTGAGGAAAACGAGGACATCGAGGAGATAAGAAGCTATCTTATCCGTCTCAGCCGAGGTCTCGGCTCGGCGCTTGAAAACATAAGCGAGGAGAATATTTCAAAAAGCCTGCGTCAAAAAGGCTTTTCTGCCACCGAAAAGGAGATCGGAAAGCTGAAAAACGACATCATCAGGACCGCGGAGGAGATCAGGTCGACGGGAGAGAAGATAGCCCTCAGGCTGTCAAGCGAGTACGTCGCAAAGAGCGAGATCGGTCAGTACGCGGAGAACGCGTTTCAGCAGATCGAGATAAACGGCAAGGGCGTTACTCAGTATTTCGAGGAGCTGAGCTCCATAAGCCAAAGAGTCGCGGACGCCGAAAGCAGCGCGAGCGGCGCGGATAAAAAGTCCGAGCTTCTCAGCGTAAGTCTGCAGAAGATAAACGCTTACGTCCGAACGGGTAAGCTGGCGGAGGGAGTTTACGGCATCGAGATAGGTAACTTCACGGATGGCGAGAATGCGCCGTACAAGGTCAGACTTTCCGAGAACCGCCTTGCGTTCTACATCGGAAACGAAGAGGTGGCGTATTTCTCCGACGACTCGATGTATATCAGCCGAGCAAGTATTCCCATCTCGCTGACCGTCGGCGACTGCCTGATAAAGAATGACGATGGGCTCGTTTTCGCATATAAATGATTTGGACGCCTTTTGTTTAAGAAAGGAATGATTACAAAATTGCTGACAACTATACACGTTAAAAATTACGGCGGGGAAGAGGGGCTGACCTTTTGGCTCGCCGTCGACACCGAGAGCTTTGACTATGAGAATATGAGCCGTACCTGCTCCATTCGGCTGTACGCCGAGGGCGGAGTTCCGGGCGAAAGGCTCAGAAGCGACGGCTCTGACGGAAGCGTTACTGCGTTTGGTAAAACCTTTGTTCTTCCGCAAGAAATAACTATTAACGCGTCGGGAGAAACAACTGTCGGCTCATGGACGGTATCTGATATATCAAACGATGCGTATCCTTCACACGCAGTTTGTTACGTTTCTCTCGCTTATACGGGAGAGCAGACCTATGTGTACCCGTACTCCGATTCCTTTACCGCGAGCATCGGCGCGATGCATCTTTCTCCCGTGGTGGGCGTGGTTGGCGGTCCGAGGAGCGAGCTTGGAAGCTTTATTGAGTTCTACGGCGACGTCCTTGAGGAGGGATACGAGGTAAACGCTACGGTGAGCTACGGTAAATCCACCTACTATAAGTACGCTCTTCAGGATAGGGGCAACGGCTTTTATTCAGAAGAGTACTGGATCGCCGACGCCGAGAACTCATCTGAGATCGCCGCCGACGTTACTCTTATCGCAAGCTATAAGGGAACGCCTCTTCCGAATACCTATACCCTGACGGTCACATTCTGTCTTGGAGAGGATTCGGGACTGCCAAGCGCTACGGTCACAACGGGTTTCAGATCCAGCAACGTCGCTATACGTGAGCTGGGGATCGGAGTCAAGAACCAGACGTCCTTTACCGTTGAGGTGACCGACGCGGAGGCGTTTTTCGGCGCGTCCGTAAGGAGCTGTGTCATAACCGTGGACGGAAGGGAATACAGCGACACCTTCGCGGAGAGCCCAATACTTACCGAGAGCGGAGAGCACAGCTGGAGCGTCACTTTAGTGGACTCCAGATGGAAAAAGCAGGTCTACAGCGGAAGCTTTACCGTGAATGATTACGGACAGCCCGAGTTTTCCGTGGAGCTCACGCGGTGCGATATGTTCGGCTTCGAGAGCCCGAAGGGAAGCTATATCGGCATAACCGTGACTCCCGAAAAGGAGTACGTCTTCGGCGGCTCAAACCCTTATTATTATACCTTTACTTACCGCGCTGTCGGAAGCGCTCAGAGCAGCGCCGAGATACTTATCAGCCCGGGACGGAGAGTCCTGTACGACGCAGGGCTGGAAAGCGCCGCGTCCTACGACGTAAAGGTGATGGGCTCGGACTGTCTTGGCGGATTGACGGTTAAGAATTACGTTCTCGCATCGGAGCGGGTGGAGCTGAACATTGCCAAGAACAAGGTGGCGGTGGGCAAGAAGGCGCAGAAGGAGAACGTATTTGAATGCGCCTGGGATATCGAAGGAGACGGCGATATATCCTTTATCGACGGCAGCGGAGTCAGAAAAAGCATCAGAAGTATCTATGAAAACGAGCTTCCCGCCTGCTCTTTCGTTACCGTTTCCGACGAGAACGCTCTTACCAAGGCTCTGAACGCCTTATCCTCAAGCGGCGGAAGAGGCTGTTTCATCACGCTGATAAACGTTGATGCCGACGGACTTTCCCTTGAAAAGGGACTGAGCGCCTATCTTTCCTTCCGTACCGGCGGTCAGACCTTGGTAAAGAAGCTTTAAAGACGGGAGGGATGAGAGTGCAGGAAGAGATGCAGGGAGAGATAATACTCAAGCTCAACGACCACGAAAACCGCATATCCGAGACGGCGAGACGCCTTGAACAGCAGGAACAGCAGATCAAAGCCATAGGCGAGCTTTCTCTCAACGTGCGCGAGCTGGCGGTGACCATGAAGAGTATGATCCGCGAGCAGATAAGCCACAGCGAGAGGATAACGCGTCTTGAGCGGGCTCCGCTTTCAAGATACGAAAAGCTGATCTGCTCTGTGCTTTCTGCGGTAGCCGGCGCCGCTGTTGGATTTTTGCTGAATTTGCTTTGATGAGTTTTGGGGATGGCGCAGTGGGACTGCGGGGGGGAAATTTAATTTGCAAATTGTTTTTAATTTGGTGTAAGACGGATATTTAGCGTATATTTTGGCTATGTCACATTAAATAACTGATAAATTGGAGTTTATGCGTGAGTTTCCTCTTAATAAATGTAGGGACCGGCGTCCTCGACGGTCCGGCAGGCATCTGCCTGCAGAGAAACATATTATTTGCTAAAGACGGGTGTGCTTTGTGGATTTTGCGGACCGTCGAGGACGCCGGTCCCTACAAACATTAA